AGCAGTTCATTGTGAACAAGTATCTCGACCACGTTAAGGAGGTTCTGAACTTTGCCTGGAAGCTGTTTCAACGCATGGGGCCAGACGAGGTGTTCTTCCAAGTTACTGGCAACCCAAACCCGCAGGTGATGACCAAGGGTGATGCTGATGAGAACTTCAGCCTGATGGTTTCCTTTGACACTAGAGAGAACGATCCAGAAACCGTGAAGTCTAAATCTGAAGCTGCCGCAAGTTTGTTGCAGATTGACCGCAATGGCCGCATGAATACCGACAAGTTGCTTGAGGTTATCCTTGGTGGCATTGATCCGTTCTTGGCAGACCACATCCTTGAGCCTGCTGAAGAAGCTCAGGAGCGCATGATGAAGGACGTGAAGGACGATCTGGTGTCGATTTACTCAGGCATTGAGATGGACGCACGCCCGAATGGAGCGCAGTTGGCTATGCAGATGATCCAGCAATACACCCAGCAGCCTGACGTGATGCAGCGTTTGCAGGATGATGAGTCGTTTGCAGCTCGTTTGCAGAAATATCACAGCCAATACACATTCCAGATGCAGCAAGCCCAGAACGCTCAGATTGGCAGAATGGGAACAGCACCCGCACAGATGGGTGGCGCACCCACAGCACCGATGCAAGAATAGTGCTTGCGCATCCATTATGGATATGTAGGTTTGCCGTATGGATAACCAACTAGACCTTTCCACAGCCGTAGAACGCCTTCAACACAGGGACGAATACAAGTATCTTCTGTGGGTTATTGACCAAGAACGCGAGCGATACATTGCTGGTTTGAGCGATGCCAAAGACCCCGATGTGGTGATGAAGTTGTCTGGTCGCATCTCTGCCACAAACGAATTGCTTGACTTACTTTCTCCTTCAGAATAGATTTCGTTGTCGTTTGTTCATTGGTTCGACACATACCCTCTGATAGCGTTAGTCGTGTTCCGCTGTCAGAGGGTTTTTTGTGCCCACTTGACAAATCATTACTAATCTGCTTAGGTTACTCACATCGCTACCGCCGAGCGTTAAACGAGCGTCCTAAGATATGCAAGCAACAGACAACCCTATCGCTGAAGGGGATAAAGCCAGCGCAGAAAACCTGACTCAAGACGGACTTATGGAACGTCTGATGAAGGGCGAACAGGAGGAACCCCAAGCCGAAGCACCCGCAGAGGAGGCTGAAGTCGAGGAAGAACCCGAAGCAGAGGAATCCACCGAGGAGCCGGAAGGTGAATTAGAGGAAACCGAAGCCGAGGAAGAAGCCGAAACCGAAGAAGAATCTGAGGAGGAAGAAGCCGAGGAGGAATCCGAGATAGACCTGCTTAGTTTGTCTGCCGAGGAGATTCAGGAGCTTGCCAAGAAAGGCAAGAGTCGCCTGTTAAGTCGAATCGGAGAGTTGACTGCGAGAACCAAAGCCGCTGAAGAAGCGTTGGAGGAGATCAAGGCCAGCAAACCACAGAAGGAAATCCCACAAGACCAGAACCCGTTCAAGGATTTGGAGTCGTTTGACGACATCAAGACCAAGTATGAGGAGCTGGAGAGGACACTGGAGTGGACAGACGAGCTGCTTGAGGAACATTCAGACTACGGCCCAGATGACATCATCGAGGTTGGAGGTCAGGAGTTCACCAAGAAGCAGCTTCGATTAGCCAACAAAAACGCACGGAAGGGGATTAACGAGTTTCTCCCTGCCCAGGCGCAGCACCTAAAGAAGCAAGAGCAAGTCGCAGAGGCCAAGACATACTGGCAAGCTCAAGCTAGGAAAGAAGTTCCTGAGATTCAGGACGAAGAATCCGAGCTTGGCAAAGCCTACAAGTCATTGGTTGAAAGCCCAAGCATCAGCAAGCTCAACGAGCTAGTTGCAAAGCACGCCCCAGAGTTGGGAGTAGACATCGAATACATATTAGCCCACGCGGTTAATTCTAAACTTGGTAAACCAAAACCTAGCGTTCCCAAAGGCGCAGGGAAGAAGTTGAAGGTGAATCCACCCGCTTCCCCTGTTGGAGCTGGCGCGGCAAGGCAAGGCAAGGGTGACAAGTCCAAAGTAGAAGCTGCCTACGCACGCTTTCAGGAGACTGGAAGCCCAGACGATCTAGTTGCTTACCAAATAGCGAAAGCTACTCAATCCTAACCTACTAAAACAATGCCCATTAGTAATACCTATAGCCCTAGTGCCCCTACTGGCACTACTTCAACTGGTTCGGCGGTAGGCAACCGTGAGGATCTTAGTGATGTCCTTACCATTCTTGCCCCCGAAGAAGCCCCCGTCACCTCTCTGTGCGGTAAAGGTTCTGCAACTTCCACCTTCCACGAGTGGACTGTTGACGAGCTTGCCTCGCCCAATGCTGACGGTATCAACGAAGGTAGCGATGTTACCTCCTTCACCGATAAGTTCGCTTCCCGCGCACGTCTCGGCAACTACATTCAGTCGTTCCGCCGTGATTACCTTGTGAGTAACCTGCAAGAAGCAGTTTCCTCGGTTGGCCCTGCTAACCTTGCACAAGCCAAGGCAAAAGCCATGCGTGAGATCAAGCGTGACATTGAGTTCGCAGTTTGCTCCAACAACGACCGTCAGGCCGAAGATGGTGTGAACCCTTACAAGTTGCGTGGTCTTGGTGACTGGATCGACTCCGCTGGCCCCAGCGATGTTCCTGCTGCTTACCGCACGCCTGCTGCCTCTATTGAGTCCAGCTCGCTTGGTGAGTCCGACCTGAACGACATCCTTGGTAGCATCTACACCGAGACTGGTGAAATGGGCAACCTGACCATGGTTGCTAACGTGGCTCTCCGCAAGGTGATCGCCAACTTCACCCGCTCCGAAGGCACTACCACCGCCACTCCTTATCAGATCAATGAGGAAGCTGGTTCCAAGAAGATCACCCTGAGCGTGTCGCTTTTCGACTCCGACTTTGGTGTGGTTAAGATCGTGAACGCCAACCCCGTTTGTATGCCCGGTGCATCCACCAACGAAGGTTACGTTCTTGATCCCAAGTATCTTGGCATTGGCACTCTGATCCCGATGGGCAGCACCGACCTTGAGAACCAAGGTGGTGGTGAGCGCGGTTACGTTGATTGCTCGCTGACCTTGGCTTGCAAATCGCCCCTCGCCCACGGTAAGGTTGCATACTAATCCTAACTAGAAAGACCTATTACCATGAGTGTATCCAAACTTGTTAATAACGAGTCCGTTGAGGAAACCTACATTTACGTAGCTGACTTTGAGCACATTGCTGCCAATGCCACTTCCTCAAATCAAGTAACCATCGGTGAGATTCCGGCTGGCGGTGGTGTCAAGCAGGTTGTTGTTTACGAAGCTACTGCTCTTGCAGGTGCTTCCGACATCACCCTTGACGTTGGCACTACCACTGGTGATCCCGATGAGTTCATTGATGCCCTTGACGTTGATGCCATGAGCGCACCTGTGTATAACACTGGTGATCTGTTCGAGGCTGCCAACGCAGGTGGCATTGACCTTGTTGGTCTGACCAACACTGCCACTGACATTGTGGCTGAGTGGAACGGCACGGTTGCATCCCTTACCGCTGGTAAGGTGGTTGTTGCCATTACCGTGGTCAATCCTGGCAAGTTCGCCTAATTGAGCTAGAACATTGGGGTGGGGGTCAGCAATGGCCCTCACCCTATTTCTACAATGGCAAAGATAATTGAGTCCCAAGAGGCGATGACTGCCGCCGTGATCCGTGAGATCATGACGGGCGAGCAGTTGAAAGACCAGCTTGAGCATCAGCGCGAGGTTAATTCTGCGCGTATTGCTGCGGATTACAAGGGAACGAAGTCCAAAGGTGGGCTTATGCACTTGGCTGAGATTCCGCAGCGTGAGTTCTTTCGTTTGACTCAATGGCTTGGTGACGGTTGGTGGAATGACCGCAACACCTTGCGACATTTACAGAAAACACATCCACACTTATTTTCCCATAGGGCTTAGTGCTTGGTCTGATTGACTTTAAGGGGGTTTAACCATACTTTATACCCGTGCAGACGAAGAACTATACCACTGACTTGCTGCCGCTCATCAAAGCCATGTGCGGAGTGGAGTTTTCCTCTATTGAGCTTCCTCGTATTAAGGCGATGATTAACAGCCGGGCCAAGCGTGCGTATCGTGCGTCTGACTACTGGCCCAGGTTCTTGGTTGTCGGTGAGGCTCGCACGGTTACTGGTGGTGTGGTTCCCTTTACTGAGGCTGGTCTGGGTGCGATTGACACGTTCTTGCAGATTCACAGGACGCAGCCATTTCAGACTGCCTCGGCGCAGCAGATTGAGTTCTACGTGCAGAATGGTGGTGCTACGTTGATTGACGGCAACCTGGATTTATCCTCTGCGTTTGTGACTTACAAGAAGCAATGGACTGACACGTATGGTGACGGCTCATCCGGCACGGTGGTCAATGTCCCTGACGAATGGTTTGAGTATCTGGCACACGGCACGTATGCCGATTTCATGCGTGCTGAGGGACAGCAGGAAAAGGCCGCGCTGGCAGATGCCGAGGCCAAGGACAAGCTGGA